GCAAATTAAGCTTAGTATTGGGAACAGGGAGTGGCAAAGTCTATATCAGCAGAATCCACAACATGCTGGTACTAATGAATGGAATCCTAGTTTATTTCCTGAGACTATTATGGAAGATAATTTGCCCAGTTTGGATCAGAGGACTGGTACGGTTATTGCGCTTGATCCTTCTATAGGTGCTGGAACTAAGAATGGAGATTTTGCTGGAATAGTCTGTATAGCGAGGGGTTTGGACCAATTACTGCATGTAGATAGTATTGTGGACAGGATGAGTATAGAAAATATGTTGCAGACTACTGTAGAGTTTGCCAAAAAGTGTGATGCAGAAGCAATCACAGTAGAGGCGAATTTGTTTCAGAGTCTTTTAGTGAATCAATTAAGTGATAAATTAAGGGCTAGTGGAGTTCAAATACCTGTTATTCCTTTAAAAAATAATATAAATAAGGAAGTAAGAATTCGCAGACTGGGACCATATATAGAAAAAGGGCATTTTAGATTCGTTAAAAGTCGAGGTAATGCTGAATTATTGAAGCAATTGAAGCAATTTCCTGTCGGTAGTCATGATGATGGACCTGATGCTTTGGAACAATGTTTAAGAATCTTGATTGCAGTTTGCAACAATAGAGCCAGAAAATTCTATGGCAGCATAGTATAAACTACACAGAGGCACAATAATGGGACTATTAGAGAATTTTTTCAATCTTTTTAAAAAAGAGCAACCTAAAAAGATAAAAGAAAATTACATTGGCGGAGGATTTGGATCCTTTTTCCTTCCTCCGGAGATATATGCAGACAACATTAGTCAGGTTTATAATCTGTACAGTGGGTCTGTAGGCATAGCGCCATTAAGTAGTGCCCGTGATAGGGCGATGGGATATAATTATCCCTTTTTACGTAGCTTAGCTGATTTGTTGGCATACAGGGCTAATAGTAGGTGGGCAGCGCAGACAAATGCATATGCTACTGGACTGATTAATGGATTGACCAGTTATGTTATTGGCGATGGATTTAGTGTAAAGATAAGCAGTGATACAGATAATGATTTTGCTGATTTTGTTCAGGATTTGTTGAATATATGGATGGACAATATTAACTTCTTGAACATACAATCTGAAACATATGTCCGCAGTGAAGTAGATGGTGAAGTGTTTATAAGATACTTTATGACAAAAGAAGGACTGCGACTTGGTTGGATTGAGCCTGAATGGGTGCAGCCAATTAGCGAAGCGGAAACTAATGATGAACCTTGGAATTGGTCTGGTATATATACTGATCCTGATAACATTAATGACATTAAGGGATATGGAGTTTTAGATTGGAAGCTAGATGGTACTATAGACAGAATTTATCTACCATCAGAGAAAGTTGAATTTTTAAAATGTAATTCAACAGGTAATACATTGCGTGGATTGCCTAGTATTTGTTTCGATACACTGGAAAGCCTGACATTGGCAGCTACATTAGCATCTAATATAGCGAGTAATAGTGCTGCTGGTGCAGCGATTACACTGATTCGCCAGCATGAAACAGCTACTGCCACTGATATAGATGCATTCCTGCAGAGTCAAATACCGCAAAATATTCCATATCAGAACGTTGCGTACAATGCTCCACAGGCATTTAAAGGATTTCAGGGTGTTACTGGTGCCGGAGTCTATGATATTCCTAAAACAATGCAGTATATAGATCCGCCAAGTGCTGGAAATATAGACAAGTATATAGGTGCATTAGATGCAATTTTACAAAAGGCTGGACGTAGATGGAATGCACCGACGTGGATCATGAGTGGTCATACAGCTCAGCACAATTATGCTTCTAGTCTTACTGCTGAATCTCCGTTTCTTAGATGTTGCCAGCGCAAACAGCATGAATTGAAGCGCCATTTCATGAATATTATTACAAAGGCACTGGATAATTTTGCTATTATTGGAGATTTGCCATTAGACTGGAGAAACAATATAACTATTAATATTAGTCCTCCTAGCACAGTCGTAAGAGATGTTAAGAATGAAATAGAAGTAAATAAGGCTTTAAATGAGATGGGAATCAAGAGTAAGAGAAGTATCGCTGCAGAATTTGGATTGGACTATGATGCTGAGCAAGATCTGTTGCAAAAAGAAAAGGATCTTAATCAAAATGGTATTGATGATGCGCTTGAAGATGAGGCTCAAGCAGATGAAAAAAATGATAGTGAAGTTAAACAGGATTAAGATTAAACCAAAATCTCTATCTTGCTAGATAAATACGATATATGCGCAAACATAATATATTATTAGAAAATAGCATAGTCTCTGGCAATGGCTTAGTAGTCGATAGAGATGCTGGAATAATACGTAATGTAAAGATTCTTGGATACAAATCAAATAATAATAGATATTATCCTCCTTCAACGATGAAAGAGGCTGTAGCACAGAATCTATATGAACAAGTTCCTGTGTTTGCAAATCATTTATTAAACAATGATGATCAAAGAAAAATTGAAGATCGTCTCGGAAGAATAATCAATGTGAGATATGTCGAAGGTTCTGGTCTAATGGGTGATTTCGAACTGCTAAAAAGTCATCCAATGAGCGAAAGAATTTTTGAAGCTGCAGAACGACTATCTGACAGCTTTGGTTTTTCCCACACCGCAGAAGGTGAAGTCAAAAAAAACAAAAATGGTATATTTGAAATTACAAAATTAACAAAGGTGTTGAGTGTGGATTTAGTAGCCACGCCTGCAACCGTTTCATCTCTAGCTGAAGGAAGCATCATGAAAAAAGTAGAAAAAGATATTCTAGAAGGAGTATCTCCATACGAGTCAGAAAAAGAAATTGATATGGATGACAAGAAAAAAAAAGAAATGGATGATAAAGAAAAAGAACCAACCGACAAGGATGAGAAAAAAGAAAACATGGACATGGACATGAAAAAAGATGACAAGGATGAAAAAAAGGAAGAAGATGACATGGAAGAAGAAGACAACAAAGATGATGACATGGAAGAAGAAGAAGATGACATGAAAAAAGATGATAAGAAAAAGGAATCTGTTAAGCAAGTTGCTTCAAAAGAATTGATTCTTGAATATTGTCATGCAGCTAATATCAAACCTGATGTTGATCTTGTAGAAGATCTATCTGAAATGAATAAAGATTTAGCCATCAAAACAATTCGTAGATTAGCTGAAGCTAAACTAGAAAATGTAAAAACATATGGACCTAGAGGTCCTGAGAAAAAGGAAACAAATATCAAGGATATTGCTAATTGGCTTTTAAACTAAAAAAAGAAGGGGTTATTAATTATGAGTACTATTTTTGCTGGATGGAGATTTGTTCTACCTGCCGATGGCACAGTTGTTGCCTTACCTGCGAGCGCAAGCTATGCATTTCAAGTTGGTGATTTGGTTTGTTGGGACTCAACCAATAAAGAATTGGTTCCTGTGAATGTATCTGTTGCAGGCGTTACTGATAGCGTTGCTAACATTGCAGCTAGCTTTGTTGGAGCGGCTTTACAAGGCAAGCTCGCAGCTGATACAAGTCCAGGTTTTCCTATCTACCCAGCACCTAAACAGGGTTTAACAGTCGAAATGAACCCAATTTACCTTGCAGACATTGCCTCAACAAGCTCTGCTGATTTTGGCGATACAGTAGGTCCTGTTGTAGGATCCGCCAACAACGTTGCTTTAAATACTACAACAGCACAAATTATCGGATATATTTTGTCTGATTACAGTGGTCAAACAGTTACCCAAGTACGTTGCCGTTTAATTGGCAAGTACAGTCCTTACAGATTTGCAGATTTCAACTAATTTAAACTAGGAGTATAGAAAATGTCAGTTAATCCAATTAAAATTAAATCGTTATGGGAGAGCCGTCAAAAGCAATCTAACGGTGCCAAACGATTTGTAAATGAAATGAAGCACATGCTCGGACTTTGCGACGAGATTGGCAACCCCTACAAAGACAAAAATGGTCAAAAAGAAGTCCGCAATCAGCAGATTTCTCCTGAGCAGTTCTCTTTGAGAGCTTTGGCCGAAGGTTTGATGGGCGATTACATCCATCGTTTTGCTGATCCGGGATCCACAGCTGAAGTTGCCAATCTGAACCTTCAAGGTCAAGAATTGGAAGCTGAATCAGGATCAAGATTTGCTGAAGCCGTTGGCGCACCTGTCGATGCTTCCGCTTATGCAGCCATCAACGCTTTCACAGCGGTAACTGGTGGTCTAATCGAAGTTAGAGTTCTTGAATCTTTCAAGAATCCTTCTTTCATTGGCGATAGCCTAGTGAAAACCATTGACACTCGTCTAAACGGACAAAAGATGATCAGCATGTCAGGTCTTGGACCTCGTTCTGCTCGTCGTGCTCCCGGCGAACAATTCCCAAGAGCACAGCCTTTTGGTCGTTATGTTCAAACACCTGAGCTGTATGAAAATGCACTTGCTGTCGATGTGACCAGAGAAGCTGTTCTTTATGATCTATCTAATGATCTACTTCGTCAGTGCTCAGAAATTGGCTACTGGCTTGGATATCAAAGAGAATTAGACATCCTAAACGCTGTCATCGGTGGTTCTGCCGCCCCCGTATTCAACTGGAACGGCAGCAACTATACCTATTACTCT